AAAAAATGGATTTAGAAAATAAATTATACCTTTGATCCCATGACAACGTTCATGGACATGAATAAACGGCTGATGATAAACGCCCTTGAGAAAACATTAGGGGTGGTAACATCAGCGTGTAAGATTGTAGGTATTGCGAGGTCAACGCATTACAACTGGTATGACAGTGATAGAGATTATAGAGATGCAGTGGATGATATCAGCAACATTGCTTTAGATTTCGCCGAAAGCAAGCTACACGAATTGATTCAAGATAAAGATACAACGGCCACAATTTTTTATCTAAAAACAAAAGGAAAAAGACGTGGCTACATTGAACGAAATGAGATTGACCATAACGGACAAATCGGTATAACTTGGCAGGAAGAAAAAACGTATGATTCATAAGTAGTAGTTTTTAATGGTAACAAACCTTCCGTTTCTACGGAGGGTTTTTTTTATTTTTGTTTTATGAAGTTGAACAAAAAACAAACTATCGCCTTAGATTATTTGGAAGATAGCACCACAGAGGAGGTATTATTCGGAGGAGCCGCCGGCCCCGGCAAATCCCTCCTTGGGTGTTATTGGCAGCTAAAAAACCGGTTGAAGTACCCCGGATCCCACGGCCTGATCGGCAGAGCGGTGATGAAAACGTTAAAGGACACAACCTTAAAAACATTTTTGGAGGTAGCATCAAAACAGGGGTTAAAAAGGGGGAGGCACTATCAGCTTACCTCATCCCAAGACAAAGAAAATCCAAACTGTATTGAATTTTTTAACGGCTCCCTTATTTTTTTACGGGATTTGTATCATTACCCATCAGACCCTGACTATGATGAATTGGGTTCACTTGAGATAACCGATGCCTTTGTTGACGAGTGTAGTCAGGTTACGAGGAAGGCTAAGGATATACTGAAGGTGCGGATCAGGTTCAAGTTGGACGAATTTAATTTAATCCCTAAAATATTATTTGCAACAAACCCAACAAAAAATTGGGCTTATGAGCAATTTTATTTACCTGCTCAAAAAGGTGAGCTGCCAACGTACCGCAAGTTTGTGCAGGCGTTCGCTTGGGACAACCCCAACTATCCAGAATCTTCGTTGAAGTCTTTAAAGGAGATGCCGGAGGGTGCGGAGAAAGAGCGATTGTATTACGGCAGCTGGGATTTTAATAATGACCCCACATCTTTGTGTGATTTTGATGCAATAACAGATGTTTTTACAAATGAAGTAAGAGGCAACGGTATGCGCTCAATAAGCGCAGACCTTGCAATGCAGGGCAGGGATAGATTTGTTGTGGGGGTGTGGAATGGCAACGTTTGCCGCATTGCCGTTGATAAGACAAAATCAAGCGGCATTGAGATTGAGCGGGATATAAAAAAATTAATGCAGGAGCTGTCAATAGGGCATAGCCAGACAGTGGTAGATAGCGACGGGATGGGGGCCTACCTTGAAAGCTATTTAACGGGCATTAAAGAATTTCATGGTGGGGCTCCTGCTGTAAATAAAAAAGAGTTCGTAAATTTGAAATCTGAGTGCGGGTACAAGCTGGCCGAGCTTATAAATAACCGGCAGATAAAAATAATTTGCTCAAATGAGCAAAAAGATAGAATTATTGCTGAACTTGCACAACTAAAGGCCGCAGGCGTTGATAAGGATGAACAAAAAAAACGCCTGATAAAGAAAGAAGAAATGAAAGAGGCGTTGCACAGATCGCCAGACTACTTAGACATGCTACTTATGAACATGATTTTTCATATTAAGCAACCTATGATAGTATGGGCAGAATAAGTATAAAAAATTTATTTAAGAAACGAAAGCAGTACCCCGTACCTTTTAGCCAGTTAGTACAAGGGCAAATAATTTCGCCATCAGATAATAAGCAGGCATACTTAATAGATGGGTATTTATCTAATGATATAATTTATTCAATCATATCTTTAATAGCTGATAAAATAAGATTACCGGAATGGGGGCAGTATGAAGTAATTGACGAAAATAAATTTAAAGAATACAAAGCCGAGTTCCACAAAAAAGATGTAAACGTAAAGCGGTTACATGAATTAAAGTCGCAATCGTTGCAAAAAGTAAAAGGCGATGCAAAAATAAATGAGCTGCTTAACTGGCCTAATGAGTATGAAACGTTTAATGATTTTGTTGCTTCAGGTGCTGTAAATAAATTGATAACAGGGGATAGGTATGTTTATGCAGAAATATTAAAAGCAGGAGCCAATGGCGGCAAGCCGCAAGCGTTGCATAATCTACCCTCTCATCTTATCAGCATAGAGGCAACACGAACGTTTCCACAAGCTCCATTAGCGTACAATATTTTTACACAAGGGGATAAATTTACCCGAGAGGAAGTGCTACATGAAAAATACTTTAACCCCGAGTGGTCAACCAACGGTGCGCAGCTTTACGGCCTATCCCCTTTAAAAGCGGCGGTAAAAAGATACACGAGAAATAATGAGGCGATGACGGCTGCATCGGTAGCCTTTAAAAATCAGGGGGTGAAGGGATTCATTTCGCCGGATATATCGCCGCAAGATGTTGACATGGGTAACATTGCAATAATGGG